CAATACGATTTATAGATTACACTTAATAATATCAAGCACATACTGGCAAAAATAAAACTAAAGGAAAGTATGATATATAATTTCTTTTGTTTGGTAATATATCTAATTGCAGCTTCAATAGTATCAGGTCTATTTTGTTTATAAAATTGTTCTACTGGTAGATTTCCTATAAAACTAATAATAATACTTACAAGTAAAAATCCCATTATGAAAGGTAGCCATCTTGGATCTATATTTGTTTTAAAAAAAGTTACAATTGAAAATAAACCACCAGAAAATACAAGAAACCTATTTAGGTGTTCATTTAGAATCTGAATGTTTTCTTTCGGAAATTCCGTAGCCCAATTATAATAAAACAAAGTTTTTGCGGATGGTAGTGTCGCTTTACCGACAGGTTCTTTTTGTTTACGAGTCATGATATTTTTTATACTCCATTAATTGCCCACATGAATTACAATTAAGCATATATAAAAGAAAATTCTTAATCATCGAGTTCATAATAACTTTCATTATTGCAATGGGGGCATTTTATTTTATCTTTCATATTTTAATCCTTATCAGAATATCGGGCAACAATTTTTTTCTTTCTCTTGTCGGATAAGACATGGGTGTCGGCTAGGATTCTTTTAAGTGATTCCGGTATTTGAGTAGAAGGAGTAAAGGCAGTGTTAGGTGAAAGCATAAATAAAAAGCTAAAGTATTTGTTTGAATCGGTCGATAGGTATAATTAATATGATATTAAGACGATTAGGAAATAAGGCAAGACTGGCAGAAAAAATTTATAGCACTTTCCCTAAGCATGATGTTTATTTAGAGCCATTTTTTGGAACAGGGGCTATGTATTTTTCTAAACCTAAAGCTATGCACAATATAGTGAATGATATAGACGATAATGTTTTCAATCTTTGGGATGTTTATACTCATAAATGGGATGAGTTATTTGAGGCTATTCAAAATATGCCTAAATCTGAAAGTCTCTTTAATCACTGGAAGGGGAATACTGAATCAGATCCAGTATTAAAAGCGTTACGTTTTTTAATGCTATCTAATTTTTCTTATATGGGTAAGAGTGATTGTTTTCTTATTATTGCTTCAAATTCTAAAAAGATACTATTAGAAAATTATGTTCGAGCTAAGGGGCTTCTTGATGAAGTAATTATTTGCAATTCTGACTTTAGGCGCTTTTTTAAAACAATACAATGGGCAAGTTTTTTTAAGATGAATAATTTTACTGTAGTAAGTTACAATGACCCCCCATACTTAGGAACTACTGATAATTATTCCCATTCATTTAATGACCAAGATTGGATAGATGTATTTGATAAGAATTTTGAAAAATCTATTCAGTATCCTAATAAATACTTTTTTGCAATTTCCGCTTTTAAAAATCCTTTTATTTTAGAGCAAGCCAAATCCAGAAATCTAAATGTTATTGAAATCGGAGAAAGGCGAAACTTAGGTAATAGAAATACAGAAATCCTTATCTGTAATTACGAAGTAGAGCCAACTTTATTTTCTGCTTGACAACCTTCTTATAGTGCTTAAATAGTAGGCACTATGTCTAGTGAAGCAAAAAAACCTAAAAAAGCAAAAAACGGTCAAAAGAAAGAACCACAATCAGACAGAATTTTCCCTGAAATATCTATCGAAAAAGAAACTGTCATAGTGTTAGTTACTGAGGGCGGTCTATCAATTAAAGAAGCTGCTATCAAGATTAGAAAGACTCCCATGTCGGTATACCAATGGTTTAGAGATGATGATGCATTCCTTTCATGTTTAGCAAAACAAAAACAGTATATACATGAACAAATTAGGGCTGAGTATTCAGGATTGCCTAAGCTTGCGTATGGAGTGATTAGAGATAATTTAATTTCCAAAGAAGTTGATGAACACGGAAAGCCAATAGCAGATCCAAGGCTAGCACTTTCCTACTTGAAAGACAGTGGTAATCTTGTAAAGACAGTAGACAAAGAGAATGCCGATGATAAGGCTAAACGTGCGGCTCAGGCTCTCTTATCGGAATTGGAGTCGATAGCAGATGCAAGTGAGTGAGTTAAAGCCATGTCCTTTCTGTGGAGGGAAAGCTAAGTATATATATTCTAGCCATACACCTACATATCCAATCTGGGTTAGGGCGTCAATCCGAAGTAGCCAGACTGTCAGGCGACATACACCTACATATCCAATCGGGGTTAGGTGTAATAGATGTAAGTCTGAATTCCAGTTCTATGATAAGAATGAAAATACAATGACTGACTTCCAGAAAATTTTAACCAAATTTAATAAACGAAAGTGACAAAAGAAGAAAAATTCCAAGCTGCCTTATCTAAATACTCACCCGAAGTTCAAGAGATAGCAATACAGGCTTTTCTTGCACAGCAGAAAGACAAGACAGAAAAGACTAAATCAAAACAGACACCAAGGGCAAAAGTCCTTAGCGATGAAGCCGACTTTAGATATTTCTTGGATTATTATTTCGGTCATTATTTCCCTACTGAGTTTGGTGAACAACAACTTGAACTTATAGAGACAATACAAAAATTCAAATTTAAAAGACGTGGAAGAAAGCCAAGGAAAGTTTTAAGGGCGTTGTCTAGAGGCTTTGGGAAATCTACAATCCTTTCCCTTGCCGGGGTAATATGGCTTATGCTTAGGGGTGAATGGAAGTTTGTAATTTTGATTTCATCCAGTCTCGAGAATGCGAAAGACTTCTTACGAAAGATTGTTGAAGAAGTGGAAGACAATCACAAATTGACAGACGACTTTCCAGAACTATCACCTGCCATAGATGCCAAAGGTCAGAATGTTTCATGGAAGGATACCGACATAGTATTCAGTGGGAACTTTCGGATAATCGCAAAGGGCTTTCTGAATGCTATCCGAGGGAAAAGGCATAAGCAGTATAGACCAGACGCTTTAATATTCGATGATCCCGATGAGGAAAAAGATGTTTCTTCTGAGTCAACCATGGTTCGGAAATATCGCTGGTTTGATAGGGCTGCTTTGAAGCTTGGTAGTCAGTGGGGTATTGACGTAATAGTTGCCTACACGGTGATAGCACCAAATTGTGTAGGGGAAAGTATTTTCAATGATGAAATAAAATACCCACCGGGCGAATGGGATAAAAGAAAATCGAGTGCTCTAGTAGTTAAAAACGGGAAAGAAGTATCTAGTTGGGAGAAAGGAATTTCAACAGCTCAGTTATTAGAAGAACGATTGAAAGACCCTATCATGTTTGCACAGGAAAGGCAGAATGAGGGGATTGCAGAAATAGACCAAGTATTTAAAGGAACGATACAAACCTATGAGTTTTCACCGACTATAATAAAGCCAGACTGGAGACTTACATTAGCAGTGGACTTGTCATTGGGTAAAAATGAAACAAGTGATTTTTCTGCTATCGTAGGCACGTCTCTAAGTCCACAAGGTTACTACCGACACATTTACGATGACATAAAGCGTAGGCGTTCCGATGACATTATGAAAGATATTATAAGGGCGTTATTACTTTTCCCTTGGAATGTTCTAGGGATAGAAGTAAACGGTGGTCAGGCTCATTTCGTGGATTCCTTTAAGCGTTCACTAGCTCGTTTCAATTCAGCAAGTCCACAAGATAGAATGGCAGAATTTGGAATCGCTACAGACAAAAAGATAATTATACCAATAGAGGAAATTGATTCAACAGGAGACAAGATAGCTAGGATTAAATCTAACCTACAGCCATTAATCAAAGGCGGGTTATTGCAGATTAGAAATGACTCTGATTTGCTATTTAAAATGCTTAACGAATTCCCATACGCTAAGAAAGACGGACCAGATGCGTTGGATATGTCTATCCGACTTCACCACTTGCATAATTCTTTTGGCACTCAGTCAACCGAAGCACTAGCGAAGAAAGGAATTGGAAGCCCTCGCAATCAATTAGAACGCATAAAAAAAGCCCAACAAGAGCGTATTGCTAAAGCTAATGTTGAGCGTTTAAGAAATTTAGGTGCTAGGATTTAATACATCCCTTTATGTTTTAAATCTTTTGCAAGAATGGCAAGCCCTTCTTCGGTCGAAAGTTTTTCCATGTGTATATGACTTCCTTCTGGGATCAAAGCTTCATAACCTGCGTCATTATGGTCATCGGGTTCTGGTGCTACTAATAACTCCCCTTCAATTGAACCGTCAGGGCTTTTGAATCTCATTTTATACAATGGCATATTCATTCTCCCATTCTACTTCATTGTTTTCAATTGCGTCTTCCAGTAAGCACGGTGTGAAATAACTTACCGTTGTTCTACCGTCTTTGTGAACACCAAAGGCAGTTCCGTTAAAACATTCGATTACTCTAATATCATTTTCATTCATAAATGATTTCTCCTTTGTTTAGATTATCGGCTACTCACTGTCTTACTTGACCGATTTTCTTTTCTAACTGAAAATATTTTCATGCCTGCACTGCCTACAATAAACCCTTTTACACCAAAGACTTCAATTGACTACAGAGCAAATATGATAGGCTGGCTTAAGAGTGCTGGTTCTAGTCTAAGCAATTTTAATCCGGGTAGTCGTATTGGTTCACTGATAGAAGCAATTGCCATAGAACTTGCCGACTCGGATCTAAATACTTTGAATGGACTCAAACAGGCTATCCTAGAGGGTAGTTATTACACCTTTGGATTTTCCCGATTAGCAGGAACTAACGCGGGGGGCTTTGTTCGATTAGAACATGCTGTCAGTCTTACTGATATTATTTACCCGATATTCACAGTTGACCTTTTTGGTATCCAATACACCACAATCCAAGCGGTTACTCTCTTGGCGGGTAATACTTATGTAGAGGTCGACATTAGGGCTGTCAATGCTGGCACGGTTGGTAATATTTCAGCAGGAACCATAGACACCAATGAAGGTCGTGGTTCTATCCTAGACACAATCGAATCAAATACACGGGTTTGGAATCCTGCTGACATTGTAGGTGGAACCGATGAGGAAAGCGATATAGACAGGCTTTCTCGATGGCAAGTTTACATCCAGGGCTTAGGGCGATCCAACGTAGCGGGAATCTTGACGGGGCTTTCAACAATCCCTGGTATTGTTGATTATGTTCTAGTTACAAATGTAAATCCGTATACCAATCTACCAGAAGACAATTGGATTAACTGCTATGTGAGTGACGGCACACCTACACCTTCACCTACTTTCATACAACTTGTTTATGATACTATCGCTGGTAAAATATCCGATCCGACAACATACCCCGGCTATGCTGCTGCAAATGCAAATGTCTATGTGAGTGGAATTACTCTACAGGCTGTAGACGTTACATTTACAATCACAGTATTAGCTTCTAGTGTCTTAACCAATGGAGAAGCCCTAGCAATTGCAAACAATGCAGCTATTACATATGTGAATACTTTGCCTGTAGGTCAAGATGTTCTGTATGACCAACTCAAAGCGAGTATTTTAAAAGCACATCCAGACTTCCTTAAATGCCAAGTTCTGGTTCCTGCTGGTGACGTTTCTATTGTTACGACTTCTAAGGCTCGGCTAGGTGGCTCCGGTGGTGGAACTCTGACAAGTGCTGAAACTCCTCGAGAGGTTCCGACTTAATGGAAGGGATACACGCAAAGCTTCCTCTATTCGCTAAAGAAGACAGGGTTTATAAAGAACTGATTGGCGATCCCTCGCGTCCACACTTAACACCCGAAACGAATATTAACGATTGGAATTCAGGGGCTATTGAAAACGCTCTTAGATGGCATATCGAATACCAGAAACGAATCGTAACAGAGTCGACCTTGGCGAATGCTACAGGCTGGAATCTTAATCTGTGGGGTTCCTTCTATGGGATTGCTAGACCGTTGGGAATGTCCGATGCTGACTATGTTCAATTGATTATTTCCACAGTCACGGCTACAGTGGCAACGGCTCCAATTGTGTTTAATCTATTTCCCGATCCACCAGACGCTTACAAATACAAATCTAATCTAATGAGTATGTTCTTAGATTATTCTTTCCTTGACGCTGGTGTTTTAAATCCTGCTAATATTAATCCTGCTAGGTCATCTATTCTAACATCGGGAAAGGGTGCTATTTACGTGCTAGTCCCTAATATGAATGTCATCACAACGAATATTATAATAAAACTAAAATCAATACTAGGAGCAGGTTCTGCTGTCTATGTAGGAGTATTCACACCATGAGAAACAAACTATTTCAATACACTTGGCAACTAGCCAAAAGACTAAGCACTCGCAAGACTGGAAGCGGTCTAAACCTAGCAGATTATAAAAACAGAATTATCCCACAGATAAGACTCGCTCGAATGATGGGGAAAATATCCTTAATAGTGCTAGGCGATTCAAATGCCGAGAACTTAAACACAATTTCCAATATGGTTCAACTTGGCGAAGGTCTTCCTGGTATCTCTGTCAATATTGGTATTGGTGGTACGCGTGTTGACCAGTGGGTGCAATTCCTTGAGTCAGTGGACGGACTAGAAGTTATGCAAGCAATCCGAGAAGACAAGCCTATTGTCATTGTAAATATTGGCGGGAATAATGCACTACAGCAAAGAATGGAAGGTCTAGGCAATTGGTTTGATAGGCTTATTAGATTACTTCCAGATGCTTACGGCTGTCTATGCCCACCAATCCATTTATCATATCTAGAGAAAATAACCGATGTTCAAAAGCTTAAGATCAATGTGGCAACTGTAAACGGTGAAATCGCAAGAGTGTTCAAATCAAGATGTATTGACCTTTATACTCCATTCCTTTCCGGTAATGGTGAAGCTTATATCACAGTTTTGCAAGATGCTGTCCACTTTTCAGAAGAAGCTGACAAGAAAGTTAGAATCCCTTTCTTGCGTAAATCGGTCGGTCTATGAATCCAGTCCTAGCGACATTTATTCAAGCGGTATGGCTATTCGTTCCTATCGCTTGGAAGCTTATTCAATGAGTAAGTGTTCCTGTGCTAGTGTGGGTTTTAATTAAGTGACTGATTAATCCCATTAGGCTATAATCTCAGTATGCCATTAAAAGGATTCTCATTAACATTCTACAAGCGTAATACAGACAAGGGTAATTTAATCGAGTCTCTAGGGGAATACTTTTTCTTAAATGGACCTACAAGCTATGAGGAAAGCTATCCACAGAGAATAACGGTTGATCCTACTTTCTATGGATTTACAGTAACCGACTTTGGGAATGATATTTCTAAAATCAGACTGGAAGGTGAATTTCATCTTTATTACTATGCACGTCCTCAGAGTGTCACTACTGGTCAATCTGGCTTTGCTTCTGACTTATCTACTCAGGCACAGTCTACGGTATCAAACTATTTACAAGATGCCATAGCCGATGCCTTACCTATACCGGGTGTCAATGTTAGAACTGGTAAGATGGAATTCTTTGATTTTATCGGATTACTAAACAGTATCCGTAAAGACGGGAATTTTTCGGGCAATAGCCCACAGTCAAAAGAAATCATTGCTAGAGGTGCTTTCACGGTTACACAACCGGGGAAAGGGAAATTTAACTATGCTGAGTATGGTATCATTTACAGAGATTACGAAAGAAAACGATACGTTGAAGTCGTCCCAGCTGCCGATGGATTCACGGTAAACAGATCGACCGAGGACACAAACACTTTCCATTATTCAATGTCTCTAATCGGTCTTAAGGACGAGGCTAGTCTAGTGGCTGACGGATTTATATCCGACATTCTAGAACGAATACAGTTTATAAATCCTGCTGCTGGTTTAGCTTCTGCAATCGCTACAATTGGAAGTATAATGCGACTCCCTTTAGTATTAACAGGGGCTTTGCTTTCTCTGACTTCTTTTGTGAAACAACTATCTAGAACTGCCGACTTAATAAAGGCTGAGTATGACGATGCAAAGAAAAACTTAAACTCAGACGGGAAACAATTAAAGAATGATTTCAATGAGATCAAGAAAAGTGTCAATAGGTCACTTGGAAGGAAAGACAAGAAAACTATTTACGATAGGATTATAGACCAGTCGAATTATAACGAAAAACTATTTGAATACTATTCAGCAGAATACCAGAAATTAAAACAAAAGTTCGGTCAATTTGTCATGCAAGCAGAAAGCCTTTTTAATGCTTCGGGTGTTCTAATCCTAGCACCTGCAACTTCCACAGATCCACTTTCTGACAGTGCCACATTACCCTATTGGGATTCTACACCCTTCATAGATTCAGACGTTTATGATTTCTCTTGGAATAGTTATTATGAAGGGCTTTATGGAGAAGTATTTATTTTCTTTTCAGACATTGATTTTGATTGGCAAGTTTATTTTGTGAATGGTGGGGAAACCTTTACGTCAATAGCCGAAAGTCAACTTGGCGACTCGTCTCTATCTACTGCCCTAGCTGATTACAACGGGCTTTCAGTTAATCAAAACATTTCAGGAATGGTTCTAAGACTTCCTTTCAAAAGACCTACTCTACAAACCTACTCGTCAAATAAATCTAGCAATCCAAGCGCACTAGAGGAAAGATTACTCGGTCAAGACCTTGCCTTGTCAGTCGGTCGCGGTCTATTGTCGGATTCCACAGGTGACTTGGCGATTCTCTCAGGTGAACTATCATACGCAAATAATATGATTGATATGCTAGATTATCCTGTTGGTTCATTGCCTATGTGGAAACAATGGGGGAACCCTGCCGTCATTGGTGCAATGGCTACGGATTGGGAAAGAGAATTGTATCCTGAAAAAATAGTCCAGTCTCTTAGAAGTGATCCAAGAACTAGCCAAGCTACAATTGAAACCTTAAATCAAGATGGAAACGTAATGGCTATGGAATTCAGAGTAATATCAATTTGGGGTAAACAGTCGCACTATTTCAGCCTGTGATGTATTTGAAAGTATCCGTATCGTGAACACTATCCTTTGGGAGTCTTTCAACCAATCCTTGTTTCTCTAATTCTACAAAAGCGATTCTAGCGGTCTGAGTGGAAATAAGAAACTTTCTAGCCATATAGTTTTATTTGTTGGTGGTGCATCGGCAAAGTGACCTTGGAAAAACATTATTCTAGATACTCCCTAATTAGTTGAAAACATTCGTCAAGTCCATAAGCTGCAATTGCAAGATATTTCTTTTGGTTCATACGTTGCAAGAAATCTTTTTGCTCTTTAGATAAAACACCTTTCAGAGTTTTAATCTCTAAGCACATTCCATGAAATCCCTTTCTTGGTTCTAGGATTACAATGTCGCTGGTTCCTTCACGGTTTCTCATTCCTTTAGAGTGTTTCCTTACAAGCATTCCTTTGTAAACACCATCTAGAATGTTGCTAATCCATTCTACATGAGGGAACTCATTTTTCAAAAGTTGAATACATTCAAAGTGTATCCAGTCTTCCTCTTGAATGTATTCCCTACCATTTTTTTTAAACCTTGGCTTTTTGACTTTTGCCTTGCGAGGTTTACTTATAGGTAAACTTACAGGAGTATGGACATTGTTAAGCATGACCTGTAATTCAGCATGAGTGATGTTCTTTTTAGGCATAGGTAATCCTTACTTTATATTTCTTAGAAAAGTATAAAACAAATTCTTTATGAATGAAATCAATACTTCCATTCGCATAAGTGATCTTGAAATCGCCGTCTTTCTGTTGTTCAATTTTCATTTTCGATTTTCTCCAATATGTTCATACTTTCACTATCGTCTTTACAGATTACTTACTTAAGGAAATAATCTAAAGCATGGAAAGATCAATACCTTTTTTTAATCCCTTGTCGGTTCCTTCAAGTCCTAATGCAATTCGTTCTTACCCTGCTGAGGAAATTCTAGATAGAAGGGGGGAAACTTCGATTTGGTTCAAGATGCAGCCTTGCCCGTGTCCTGCTGAGACTCGACTTCCAGACTGCGGAATAAAAGGCTGTATCGACGGGAATATAAGAACCTACCAGAAAACATATCCTATCTATGGTGAGTCGGTCGCCAAGATTGTAGAGAATAGACTAATGACTAGATTTGCACCTATCACAAGTGTTCAATCGGCTGGAATAGTTGGTAACGACTTCGGCACTCAAAGACCTTCTAAACTTAACTTCACTGGCTTTGGTGACAATTACATTGAACTATCAGAACATTTACCTTGGTGGAAATCTTGCGTAATTGATTATGAAGTATCCATGTTTCGAGAAGAAATGTTTACCCTAGAGGCTACAGGCTCACATAGAGTCTATCTAACAGGTGTGAAGGATTATATTGTAGAGACTGAAAGAGTATGCGCTCACTTAAAACCCGGTGGTTCCGATTGGGAACCGCTAGAAGTAGAGGGTAACGACTTTAACTCAGTGGTATTCTCTAAACCTATTTTCGGGCAAATCAGAATTGTATTAAAGCTTTATAGCCCTATTAACATTGGATACAGGACATACAACATTGACTCAGGAAACAACGGCACTAAAGTATTTTTTGAGAATGGTGACATTGAATTAATCGTAGGCACTGGCTACAAAATGGGACGTGGTGACATTGTAACCATGACCACTTCCATGACCAGAACTTCTCAATTTATAGACTTCTATGCTGGGAATATTGACCGACTGCCTTACTCACCTATCGCCAAGATCCATGAGGTATACGGGAAAGTAGACGGCAAGCTTGTAGAGTATTTCGAGAATAAAGATTTTATTGTTCTAGATGACTACAGAATAAAATGGCTTACTAATAAACCACAAGGCGGGTTTTCTATCATGTATGAATACTATCCTTCTTTCAGGATTGTAGGCAGTGGGGAAAATGGAAGTCCAGAAAATAGAAAACGTCCTTTATTATTCAAGGCTAAGTCAATCAGTGGATGGAGAGCTAGGAGTTAAATACTCGTCAAAGCTACCAGTAAATCCTTTTTTCTTTGCCTTTCTCCACTTCTTATTAGCTTGTTCTAAAATAGAAGTGAATTCATTATAAAACGCATTTGGATATAATCTTTTCCCATTGTCCCCATTGATAGGATAAGCATTGAATGATTTAAGAAATTCTTTGATTTGATAAGCAGAAAGCATTTTCTAACCTTGCGTAACAAACTCCTGTATGCCTAGAACTAATTCCAAGTAAGTTTCTTTGTCTAGAATTATTTTTGCAACTTCCTTGTCTGTATAAATCAAAAGAGTCTGTGTATTGACTCTTATTTCTAGGAATACGGATTTATACTGAGTAGTGAAAATGCAGTCTCGAACCGTCCAAAGGAATTTCTTTTGAATAATCCTTTTTACAATTTCCTTTACTTCTTTGTCTAGGAAAAAGTATTCAGTTTTATTTTGAACTTTGTTAAAAACTCTATCCATTATTTAATCCGTATTCAGAGAAACTTTTCCCGATTGCTTCTGCTTCAAAGTCATACAAAAGAGTCATCTTGCCAAAACAATACATTGCATAAGCGTGAAGCATTTTTTCTTTGAAATCGTCAAAGGCTTCCTTGTCAGAATCCTTTTCGAAAGGAACATCTACTTCATAAGTGGTAGGCATTAACCCTACACTGGAATCAGCATGATCTGTTATTAATAGTTTCATACTTATTTAATCGGCTACTTTTCCTAATCTCATTAGGTAATTGTTTCGATAATTTGTGTATGAATAACAAGGAAAAAATTAAAGCAATTAGGTAATTGTTTCGATAATTTGTGTATGAATAACAAGGAAAAAATTAAAGCAATTAAGGAAAAGCTAGAAGGGGCTTTTAATGGCATTGAAAAAGTTGAAACTAAAATTAACTCAAAGGGAGAAGTTACCTTTAAGTATAATTTTGTAAAGAGCATTGAAACATTCCCTTCTGACATTGATACAATCATAGATGATGGGATTAAATCAAGTAAGGCAACTATTAAATTTCTGAAAGGGTTGAAAGATGAAAACATGGATTGACGCACAATTAAATATTCTAAAGCGAAAGGCGATCAAACTAGGCAAATTACTATTAGCCGTGCTTGTAATTTGGGCTACTATTAGATTTGACGCTTTTTGGATTACACTTCCTGCTTTGGCAGCGTATCACTTTTACATGATACCTACCTACTGGAATAATTTTCTAGAAAGGGAAAGACGTAAGTTTAAAGAACATCTTGCAGGGATAGATACAAAATATACAAAGGTTGAAATGAAAGAAAGGTTTGGTTATAAATTATGAAAAGTGTAAGTGTAGAAGAAATAGAGCAAGTGCAAGTAGATACATTCAATGAGTTTATGAAACTTTTTCCTGTTCTATTGCACCCACCAAAGCCCGATGATGCTAATGCAATCAAAGAATACTTTGCAGCAAAGCGGGACGCGGAAATTCACATGGTTAGAATTATCAGTCATTACAGAGTTTTTGTGGACAGAATGAACCGATCAAACGACTTCCAAGAGTTTTCCGAAGAACTCTTTATGAGGCAATTGCAAGAGTATAAAGACAAGATTGCAAACCAAATCAAAGAGCGTGACAATGGAGACTTTAATGAACAGAATTAGAACAGGAAAAACCAAATCGCCTACAAAGCATTTAGGCAAAGGAGTTGGTAGTTCTCGAAAAAGGAATCTTAAAAGAATTGCAAACAAACAAGAAAGACAAAGGGCAAAGCGAGAAATTAAATAGTTCTTGCCGATAAATATAGGGTAATTGATTCTTTCCAAAAAGGAGTCATTACCCACATGGCAAAAGAATCTACAACTACAATCACACCCGATGAAAACCTAGAATCAGAAGTTGCAGGGCTTACACCCGATCCAAGTCAAACACCTGTTGTTGCACCTACCCAAGAAATCAAAGTTGAATTTAAACAACGTCAAACACCTGTTGTTGCACCTACCCAAGAAATCAAAGTTGAATTTAAACAACCTGCTTATACGACTACCCGACTCACTACAATTTTTAGCAATCTGTCTATGCAGGAAATCACAGAGATTCACGCGGCTCTAGTCGCAAACCAAGACAAGCAACCGGAAACAAAAATCTTTCTCTTTCTCCGAAAGCTAGAAGAAATCGGTATTAAGAATGGAAGGATTACAGTAAAAGAATAATGGTTGAAAGTCCTTTCAGTGCGCTTAAGGGCGTTCGAGAATTACAGTATGCTATGTCGGAATATTCGGCATGGCTACAATACGTTTGCATTAATGGTCAAGAGGATTATACAATTCAAAAAGGCTGGCTATCGGATAAATATTCACAGGTCAAAGGATTCCTAGGAAAGCTAGTCGAAAGAAAACAACCTGATTTTACTTATCCAGAAGAAGAAGGTGAAGTATTCGACGATTGGAGCGATAACGTTTTTGACTTCCTACAAACAGACTGGAACGCGGTTTATAAAGAGTATCACGCACAATCTACAGTAGTCTCTATGATCGCTGAATACATGCTTAACAGGCATAACAGGGATATGACAGATTACTCCCTACCAGAAATAAACAAAGCTCTACAAGAAGTAAATAAGCCTGACCTTAACAACCTAGACGAACTTTATAGAGATGAAGACATAGTTGGAAAGCGAAATTATAAACAACTCTATGCTGAAACAGCTGGGGCTAATTGGATTGCAGTCTACAAAGATGGTGAAAGACAAGGCAAGTGCTATGAGACTATGCGCGATATTTACCGTAAAATAATGGTAGAAGCTTTTGAGTCCGGTAAGCCTGTAGATGAACTTAGAAAGAAATTTATCAATATTGAAAGCCTACTCCCTGAGAATCTAGATGAGGAGTCACGGCAAGAAATCATAAACGAACACTTGAACAGAGATTTTTTCAGATTGGCAGTAACCGAGGCAAATATAGCAGAAGGAAACGGTCGGCTATTATCGGCTATCCATCACGGACATTCCTACGGTCGAATCGTTCTAGGTGGTGGTCGGTCTATCAAGTCTAGGAGTGCTTACAGAAACAGATCCAAAAAAGTAGGATACCAGTCTTGCTCTAAGTGCCTTGAACTTACAACATATACCTATCGAGTATTCCCATCGGAAGCAGAATTTAAGAAGTCAAAGTTCTACGGTGGAGATGACGATTTAATTGGCGATGACAAAGCAGACAAAGCCCTATGGGTAGGAAAAAACAATGTCGGTCGCTCTTATGACAGTTGGTGGGGAACGCCCGGTGCAATACATCCATATTGCAGTTGTATGTTTCGCGTGACTCAAACTATGGTAGATGACGACTTAGGAGACGATGACGAAGACTACTCAGTAGAAGCAATGCAAAAAGGTCAACTTCTACATGAGCAAGGGATTAACAGGATAGGAATATTTCAGGAACATACTTGCAGTCACGATCCTAACCCGATGGAATTTATAGAATATATTTTAAGAAGGTAAAAATGATTTGGTTAATAGTTTTAGCAGTATGGTTAATTGCTAATGTGGTTTGGTGGTATTCGCTCTACAAGAAATATGGCTTTCTTCGTGTGCGCGATATTTACCAAGGTTTTTTCGCAGGGATGCCAAACTTAGTATTTTCCTTGCATGAATATCTAGATAAGAATTGGCGCGGATGGAATTACCCTGTTTTTATGAATAAAGAACTAAAGGCAGATATTGATTTTACCAACAAAGAAATGGATGAACATATCAAAAACGTTGCAAAAGAATCAATGGAAGAAATAGATAAGGAGATAGCAAAGAATGAGACTGGACGAAAACTCAAAAAGAAAACTAAAAATAAGAAGTAAAAAAGCCCTAACAATCCCTTTAGATGGAAGGGTTACATGGTCTAAAAACTCCTTCAAAAAAAAGCCTATTGTGTGGGGTTTCCCTGCTAAACATAAAGTCACTGGTCAAGGGCGTATAGATGCTAATACCAGAATCTTTTTGAATAATATGGAGTTAATGAAAGCAGAACGTAAAAAGAGATTCTCCGATTAATCCCTTCCAAGTAGTATAGCCTTATGCCTGTAATCCAAGTAAACACTAACGACACACGCGTAAGGCTCTTTGAGCAAAACGAAAAAACTTCTTACGATGCCATGAATGCCGTTTCTGGCGCGGTTCCTACTGACTCAGGGTATGACCATTTAATAAACCTAGCCCTTGCAATGATGGGAGAACTAAGCACTAACCCTAGACCATTAGGTTTTAAAGTAACGTTTACAGGAAATCAAGTCACTATAGGGAAAGGTATTGTAGTTAGAAACGATGGAATTTTCAAATACGCTGGTGGAACTTATACAGTCAATGCGGCTGCTCAGTCAGGCATTTATGAAATAGAAATGTCTACACTTTATGACTCTCCAGTATCCAAGGATTATATAAACATTCTAACGGAAACAATCTCAACGGCTGTAGGCAATTCTAGAAAAAACTTCCAATTACGACTTTACGAAAATTATACAAATTCACTAACCCCACCTAGTCCAACGGCTGGACGTATAAAACTTTTTGATTACGTGACAGTTGCACCCGGTGGAAATATCCAATCTGTTTCTAATCCTATTGTGGCATACGATACTCAAAACGGGAAAGTTCCTCTTAGTGGGATTACCTATTTGTTCAATGCTGCCTATGCACCTGCTAGTGGTATTGTGAATTCAGACGGCTTTATGCTTGCCGATGGTTCAACCGTTCCCGATGGATACGCTTTGTCAGGATGGGTTACACCTAACCTAGTTGACGGATCTTATATTGAAGGTTCTACAAGCCCTAGCCTTGCAAATGTAGGCAGTAACTCAAAAACCCTTTCGGCTGCTGAAATGCCTATCCATAGTCATTCAATGTCAGGGAGTGGTGGTATTGTTTTAACTGCTTTGCAAATAGCTACTAGCGCATTGGCTGGATGGCTTCAATCAGGTCCTTGGGGAAATGGTAGCGGCGAGAATATATTTGCTAACTACAAACAGGCTAGCGTTTCAATCGGTGGTTCTACTGGAAACGCTGGTTCTAGTTCAGCATTTGATTTGAGATCAATGCGAAAACAAGGCATCCCTTTAGTCAGAGTCAACTAATCAAAATCGGCTACTGATAAATAAACAACGATTACAAGTGCAATAAAGATAAGGCTTACACCTGTAATCATCCCAAGAATAAAAGTGA